AAACTAAATTTCCCTCACACAACGAAAAAACTCCCCCAAATGACACACCCGGGGGAGTTGTGATAAGCCGAGGCTAAACGAGGCAATCCAAGGCAATCCAAGGCAATCCAAGGCAACACGTGGCAAGCCGAGGCGAACCAACGCCAACCAACGCCAACCAACGCCAATCAAGATAGAGAAAGGCAATACCCTTAAAACCTCAAATAACACCTCATATAACCTCAAAACCTATCAAGTAGTATAAGATATGTGCAGTATGACAAAACGCGTCATACAGTGCCTATAATAGCACTACACGAGGGGATTGTTAATTATACTATAAAGTTTTTAAGAATTGTTTAATTTCATTATGTAATAACCAATGACCTTTTGAATTTGGGTGAGTTTGATCACTTTGTCCAGTATTACCAGTACCATCAGCTGTAAAGAATTCAGTTTGAAAAGCTTGAATCCATGGTTTTAAATTTGATTTTTCCGATAAATCTAAAACTGGAATTGAGAATAATTTTGCTGTTTCTTTTATAGCTGTATTATAAGCTGTATAAGTTGCATAATTACTATGATAAATATTATTAGGTGGTGGACAAATAATTCCAATTCTAGCCCCTATATATTTAGTAAATAAGTCATTACAGAATGTGTACATACAACCATATAATGTATCAGTTCCTGTATCACCAAGTTGACCTAAACTAGAAGCAACATGTTGAAAGTCGTTTATACTACCCATAACAGTTATTATATCAGAGTTATAATCATAACCAACTATTTCATCAATTTCAGTTCTAAAGTTATGATTATTTGCTGTATGCATATAACCAGCTGAAGAATGACCAAGGTTTACTGTTGTAATCCCAAGTTCATCTTGAATATAACCAACATAGTTTTTACTAGCCCTAAAATTAACTTCAGTAAGTGAATCACCTAAAGCATACCACTTATTGAAACCAAGTCTTTCAACATATTCAGATGGTGTATTTTCACCGATTAAATCTTCAATGATTTCTATTTCACCGACATATTGATATCTTTCAAGTAGGCATGCGTAACCATCTTCTTGAGCTGTAAAAGTATAGTTTCTTTCTACATATTCACCACCGACACCTTGATTTGTTGATTGATAAATTATATTGTTATCTAATCCTAGGATATAGATTCCAACAGCATTTGACCAATCCCAAGCATGAATATGATATTTTTTACCTTTAACAATTTCATATACTTTAAAAGTAGAATTGTTATAGCTATAAGGTTTAGGTAAACCATAAGCATCTGGAGCCCATGACAAATACATGTTTTCATGTGTGCTTAATAATCGTGGTGTAATTTTTACATAGTTATTTGTAAATATTTCAATTTCACGAAGTAATGGTGTATTATATCTAGCAAAGTATTGAACAAAGTTAGAACCGTCAAATAAAGGTTTATAAATTGATATGTAAGCCATTAAATTATCGTCATTAACTCTAAAAATAAGTGATACTGGATTAACTTCATTTGATACAGTTTGACCGGATTTATAAATTATTTGTCCAGTTTGATCAGCAATAATTAAGCCATAAGCATTAAATGTATTAATTCCAGTAAAAGCATAAATTTTATCTTTTGTAACTGATAACTCAAAATGAGCATAGCTTTCATTTCCAGTTTGAACTGAAATATAACCATTATCATCTGATATAAAACCAGCGTATCTTTCACCAAGTTCTTTTGGATCACCATAAGATATTGATTTAGTTGATTGTAAGTAATCATCTAATTTATATACTGTAATTGCCTTATCTTTAATGTTTTCCATTCCAACAGTATTTTCACCAACGATAGCTGTTGATCCACCAGTTAGAGCTTCTCTAACTTCTTGATTTAACATAGTCATTGTAACACTATCAGCTTCATTGTATTTAACAGCATTTTCAAGTTCTTCACTATTTGCGTGTATATCAACAGTATTTTGTAATATTTTATTTTGAATATCACTAAATATATCTTGATTAATGATATTAGCAAGTTCACCAGATAAAACCATTGCATTCAATTTTTCATTTATTTCTTCTTGTACATCTAAATTATCAAAATAATGATTAATATAATCTTGTAATTGCATTACAATATTTTGTACTTCACGAACAGCTTCGGCATTATTATTAACTGTTGGTATTACAGTATCCGTTAAATATTTTGTAAACCACATAAGCATTTCATAATAGCTCATTGTTTCAAGATATGAAGATGGTAATTCACCAATTGTCATGCAAAATTTTTTAAAAGGTGTTAAACCTTTAACAGTAACATCAATTTCTTCATTCATAATTTTTACCTCCTAATATAACCCCATAAATAGAGGCTCTAATTTTTGTATTATCTCACGATCAATTGCTCTTATATTATTACGATATTGTTCAATCATTTTTTGTGCTGTTGCTGAAACACCAGAATTTCCACGAATGTTTTTAGTGTATTCTTCAGTTGAATCAGAAGTTGAAGATGATTCTGTTTCATTTTCTGAAGCACTTGTTGAAGTTGCATAATTACCAGCAAGTATTGAAGCTTTTGATATTTGACCTTGTGGTGTATCTGAAGCAACACCTAAACCAGATGAATTGGCATTTCCACCATTTTCAACATTTGCTGTTCTCTCAAACGTTTCGGTATAGTCAACATTAATTAAAGGATCATATTCAATAGAAGCACTGTAAATTAAAGGTAAATATTCTTCCATTAATTCCTGCATTTCTACTTTAGCATAATGTTTAAATAAGCCAATAGTTTCTTGACCGATTTCACGCATAAAGTAATGATCAACTATTTTTCTAGCTAGTTTTTCTTTTGACCATATACCAGCTTCAGTTATTACAGCTATTTGTTCAGTTGTTAAATAATCACTTAATTCATAATCAGTAAAGAAAGCTTCAACTTCAGCACGTGTAAACATTGGATTAATATATTTTGAAGTAGTAAATAATTCTCGTAATTCCATAGTGTATTTACTCATTATTTATCACCTCATTTTCTTTAATTTTATCAATGTTTTCTTCATTATCTATTTGACCATTATCCATATAATCACTAACAATTGATTGTTCTTTCTTAATTATATTCTCTAAATCGGATCTAACACGTACAGATATTTCTTTATCAGTACCGGTAAGACCGAATAATTCATTAAATTGCCTACACGCTTCAAGTCTTGGTGCAAGCATTGATTGTAAGTTAAGATTAACAAGTTCATTATTTTCACTTGATTCATTTTCTGTTAATCTTTCTTTTTTATTAATTGACATATTATTAATGCCTAAAAAGGTAAGTGCTTCATTCCAAATTTCTTTTTTATATTCAGTTAATTTATCAACTACATAAGGTGCACCAGTATTAATGCTTCTTAATTCTTCACCATTTAAAGCATTTTTATTACCAAATATAAAAGGTTGATTTCCATCGTATTGAGAATAAAGATTTTCTAGTGTTAATCTTTGTTTTTCATCACCTATAACCATTATAGGGAAACGTTGTGCTGATACATTAACATCACATGTACGTTGTGCTAAATATAACCTATATGCGAATAAGTCCATTGATCCAGCTGTTGGTGTTCTATCCCAGTTATTCATAACTAAAATACATTCTTTATCTTGTTGTTCATCTGGATTAATTGGATTAAGACCAACATACAAGTCACGATTAGTTGAATAATCATAACTAAAGCAATTAAATTTACTTGGTAAGCCATAAATATTAACATAACCATTACCAGCACATTTGGTATTAATGAATCCATATTTTTTATCACGTAAAAGTGAAGCTTGACCAAAGAAGAATAAAGATTGTTCTAAATATCTTGCATTCATAGTCTTTGGTAAATTTACCCATTCAAACATTGATAATGCGATTCTTCTAAATCTATTTTGATAATCCACGTATGTTGAATCGTTTAAAACACGTGAATCATTAAATTTATAGTTAGAAGTTTTATTTCTTTTCATTATTTAAACTCCTTTCTATAATATTTTTTATTAATATTAATATCATAATTTTTTAATTTTGCATAAATTTTATAAAAAAGAACTTTTATAAAACTTGCATGTTTTATTAATATACAATCTTTTTTACGTATTAAAATTATTTCATATTTAAACATGATAATTACCTCTAAAGAATTGAATTAGTAGCTGAATAATTTAAGAATTGTGAAGTTGTGTGCCAGAACGTACAACCATTATTAAATAAACTTCTTATTTTATCCATGTCAGCTTCTGGTATATCACCTTCTAAATTTACATCAATACATTTTATAAAATTCCAATTACTTCTTGTATGAATACTTGGTATTCCTAGAATATTAACTTGATAACCATACATTGTAAAATAATCATCAATAATTTTTGCATATTCTTGCTTAATAGTAAACTTATAATAAGTATAAAAAGCTTTGTCAGCGAAATTAATATCACCAGAATTAGTTCCGTGTGATTGTGCTGGCATTAATGCATGTGTGTAATATTCATTAATAATTGATCCAATTGAAGCCGCACCACTTATTGAAGCCTCACCACCAGTAGCAAGTCCACCAATAATATTCATAGTTGCACCAGCTATTTGCATTCTATTGTTTACAGCTTGTTGTGTTAGCCAGTTAGTATAAGGATCACTTTGCCAACTACACATTGGATATTTTCCAGCTGTTAAACCAAAATCATATCCACTTTTAATTGCTTCAGTTGCTGAAAAGTGTTTATAATTTGTTGGATATAATTTAATACTACAACCAGGGCAAACAACACCATCAAGATAAAAATTAGCAGTATTATTAAGAAAATCTTCAAAGTGATATTCAGCATTTTGACCGGCATTATTAGTAATTGATAAACAGCAATATGGATATGTAAATAATTTATTATTCTTAGGTGTATATCCACTTATTGTTGATGGTAAACCAAGTGAAATATCATTACGCATTCTAACACTTCCATAAGTAGCAGAAACTGTACCAACATGAATTGATCCAACATCAGTTCCGGTTGGTGTTCCATCAGACCATGTTATTTGACCAAATATTCCTTGTGGTGCTAAAAATATGGATTGAATTGAATCAGCTTTTGCTAATTGATCACATGCCTTTATCCATTTTGTTACATCAGCACCAGAATTGAAAACCAATCTATAACAACCACCATAAACACCACCGAAAGTATGACCAGGATTTCCAGGCATTCCATCTGGTATAAAGGTTGTATCAAGAACAATATATGTTGAATCAAGAGCTGTTTCAATCATTCCAGCTGTTTGAATCATATAAGGTCCATGTTCTAATTTTTCAGGTACAGTATGTAAACCAATAGTATCATCAATTACATGTAAACGCTCAATAAATGATTGTTTATAAATAATATCAAATTGCCATGTTTGAAAAACATCTGTTTCAATTGAAACTTCAGTCATTCCATCATTAACATATTTAACACCTGTTATAAAAGCATAAAACCATTTCATGTCATAATGAGTATTCTGATACATACAATAATTGTAATGTAGTAAATCTTCATAATCTAGTGTACCATCTGTTGAAACTCTAATTACACCATCTTTTCTATTATATGAATAATTCCATTCTTCAATTTTTGGTAAATTATAAAAATAATTAAATTGATCTCCAGAATTATTAAATGTAATTTGATTATAATTATCTAATTTAAGAGGTGATTTTAATAATATAATACGTGAATCTGGTGTTACTACCATATTAATACCTCTCTTTCATAATAAAATAAGGAAAAGGGAATTACCCCTTTCCCTAAAAGGATTTATTAGCTTGCAGCGTTTACAGTAACTGAAACAGTAGCAATTGATGTATCTCCAACTTTTGCTGTTATTGTACTTGATCCAGCTGCAACACCAGTAACTTCAACATGTCTATCATCAATCTTTTCAACTGTTGCTTTTCCAACTGTTCCTGATGTAAATGTAACAGTATCAGTTGCATTAAATGGTACAGTAGCTAAACTTAATGTTATTTTTTTACCAGCTGTAACTTCTGGTGCAGTTTCATTAAATGAAGCACTTGTAATATTAACTGTTGGAATAGCACCAACTAACATATAAGCATTTGCAAATAATGAATAGTTAAATGCTTTAATAACATTAAGGTATTGTTGCCAGCTTCTGTTATTAGCATTGTAGAATTCGTCCATGAACATGTCTTTAGTTCTAATTTTAAACCATCTCTTGTCACAGATTAAAGCGTAAATGTTAGATCCATCGAATTGAGTAACGCCATCATCATCAATAATATCAAAGTTATCAACATAGTAAACTTTACCCATTAATTCAGCTTTATCCATATTGAATGCTGAAGCTAAAACATCAACGTCAAGTTCTGAAGCTAATTTGTTTGATATAAATACAACAACATCTTCTGGTTTAGACCATGAAACGATTGAACGTCCATATCCACCAACTTTAGACCATGCGTTGTATCTTGTAGATGGTGATTTGAAATTTAAGAATGTTTCTCTTAATTTCTTTACAAATTTCTTTAATTCAGCCTCTGTTGGTGCTCCCGCATTAGCGAAACTAAATGTTTCCATTTGTACAGCATTGTTTCTGTATGCGTTAGATATTAACTTTTTAGTGTATTTATAATCATCAATATAAGCACCATTATAAAGTGAAGTTGAAATTCCCATTAAGAAACTTTCAAAATCTCCCCATGAAACAAAAGCTTTTTCTAATTCCTTTCTTATTATTGTTACTGGATATTGTACATCAAAATTAATTTCAGAGTATTCGGCTTTAACATCTGATTCATATTTTGCTAGTAATCCAGCGAAGTCGTCTATATTGTAAACTCTTCCACGTGCAGGATTTACATAAATTTCTTGACCAATTGCACCTAAAGGTAAATCATCACCTGCTAATTCTTGTAAAGGATTTTCAAAATAATCCATAACAAATTTAGTATAAGCTATTCTATTAACAAGTGATTGAATAAATTTGTTTCTTAAATCACTTGGTAATGCAAGTAAGCTTTGTCCGTAAACTTGTGATGAAGTATAATGATTTACAACTGGAATTTGTTCTTGATATAGACTGTTGTCTTGAATAAGAGTTTCTCTAATCTCATTCAAAGCTGTTTGTAATCCGTCTGTAATCACAAAAAATCATTTCCTTTCTTCTGGATTGTTTCCAGATATACGGGATCAAAGAGGTGAGTGAAGTTAATTGATCCCCTATATCCAGAAACAATACTTTCTGGATTATCTTCTTTTTCCACCTTTTTTAGTTCCACATGGCATAGTTATTCACCTACCTTTTAAATTTACCTTTTTCATCAAATATAGTACGAAAATCAAAAGGTTGTTTTACTTCTTCTTTTTCTTCATTTACTTCTTCACGACCTTGAGGTACATGTAAAAGTAAATTTCCGTTTGCTTCAATTAACATTTCTTTATCTTTATTTAATTTTGCGATTGTTGTGTCTTTTTGTGCAATTGTTTTATTATTGCTTTCTTCAAATATTAAAATATTTGCTATATCATCAGCAATTTTTCCAGATTCTTCTTTACCAAGTTTTTCTTGAATTTTATCTGTAATTTCAGTTAAATTCATAGCTTTCATCTCCTTTTATTATATCATAAAATACACGTTTTTTCAATTATCTATCACGTAGTTTACGAGCATATAATACCCATGGAAATTTTTTCTTTTTACTTTCTCCAGTTGGAGTTGGTGGTGTTTCTCCATAAAGTAACCAATTATAACTTCCTCCAGTTGCAATATATGTATCATCTACATACAAACAGTCCCACATATGAGTGCCTTTATATAAACCAAATCCACCATTATTCCAATATTGTTCAGATTTGCTATCGACAAGAGCATATTCCATGTGTAAATGTTCTCCAAAACTATAGCCATAATTACCAGTTGTATAATAGTGAAATCCTTGTCTAAACTCTGTTGATACACTTGGTGGTGCTGAATCACTATGTGCAACTAAAACTCTAACATATTTTAAACCACTTGGTGTATGTACTTTATTATTACTTTGTAGAATACAGTTATGATCATTACCAGTATAAACAATTGTACCGGTAAAAGGTGCATAAACTGGCATGTGTGTTGTTGGTACACCAGTTGATGTAACTGGTAAAAAATCAAGTGCGTAAACATCATGTTCCGGACGATTAGTGTTTAATTTCATACATTCGCACGGAAATAAACACACTTCATAACCATCACTTGCAATCTTTTGTTCATTAGCAAGCATATTACCACTCTCCAGTCAATCGTCTTTTTACTTTAAAATCAAATTCAGTCTTTTTATTTTTAAAGACAATATTACCACAATAGTGACATTCAACATATTTAACATTCTTTTTAAAAAACCCAACAACATGACCACAATACGGACAAGTTTTGCGAGTTGCTTCCCACCATTTGGAATTTACGCATTTCCAAAATTTTTCTTTGTCAATGTTTTTCATTTTCCAACTTCCTTTTATATTCTATACATTCTTTGTATGTACCTTTAAATACACGACCACTTCCAGTGCCATGTGATGAGTATGAATATCTAACAACTAAATGTGTTTTATTATCTTCTGGAAAAGAAGATCTTTCTACTTTATATTTAACCATATCTTATACCTCTTTCATTAATTTAATTTATTCTCTATATCATCAATTCTATTTTGAAGTGATGTTAAATTTGTTTGAATAGATGATAGTGTTTTTGCTATTTCTTCAATTGTTGATTTCATATTATCCATATATTTACTTATAAACCATAATAACGCTACAAAAGAAGCAAAACCTAAACCATTATTCATAACAACATTTGTAATTTCTTGCATAAATAATCCCCTCTACTTTCAAGTTAATTATAACATAATCTAAAACTTTTTAATAGAGGAGATTAATCCTTTATCCTCTTTGATTGTAAACTCTGTTTCCACTAAATTTACGCCACCTTTAACATGTTTAAAGGCAAGTTTTCCATCAACTTTTAATCCTTCTTTAAAATTATCCCATGAAACTTGATCATAACATTTTTGAGGTAGTCCAGCACATGTAATTTTTATTTCACCTTCTATTTCTTCAAGGTAAGTTTTTTGCCTTATAAATTTTGCACGTGTAAAATGTGATTCATGTTTCCAAGCACCAAGCTTAACATCATCTATATCACAAAATTGTTTTAATTCTTCTATTGGTAATAATGTATGTACCGAATCTGTATCAGAATAACAATACATATCAACACCATATTTTTTAGTTGAATAATCTTTAATAGCTTGGCTTGTACGTATTGTTTTATCTCTTGCATAAGCTGTAATAAAAGCACCCATTGGTAAATAAACACCATCTTTTTTCTCTTTTTCACCAAGCTTATATTTAACAATATCATCTTCTAAATATGGTATTTTACCCTGTACATCAAGTGAAGTTGCGAATTTTCCATAAAGACTATTAAGCATGATTTTTGCAACTTGTCGCATTCCTTTATTACCAGATATTGTTGATTCATTCTTTACTTTAATCCATTTATCTATGTAATCAGTAAAAAGTCCACGCATTCCCTTAAACTTCCAACCAGATTCATAACGTAAATCCCAAACATCATATTGTTCTAAAAATAACTTTAAATCAATTGATGTTAATGTAAGTGCTACCGGCTCGTTGCCAGAATCCGTTAAGTATTCGTTATCTACAAAACGTGAGTGTTTTAT